GTAAAGAGAAAAAAACTTCTTCCCACTTTGACTTTGGAATATATGGTAATCTAAATGGTGAGGAATATGGTGATAGTGAAGATCGAGACCAGTTTGCTCATGCATACTTTAGAGAAGAACTAAAAGAAAAAGGTCTTAACCCAGATATTATTCCTCAACAACTTGGGAAAGATAGCAACCCACATAAAACCAAACACATAGACGAGAACAACAGGTTCATTGGTCGAGGTTCGTATGCCAATGATAATGGAACTGGTCTTGCTGAAAACTGGAATAAACCATTTCATTTAGACGTTATTGGAACTAGCCATTGTAGATCAAGAGCAATCGCTTGTACCAAAGCCGAGTATGAAAGGTTTGAACAATGGCGAGTTGCGAAAGCGAAAGTGGTATCTACTCATACTACTTGGATTAGCAGTATCACAAAGCAAACAGATCAATTAAAGATTGGTTTGAAAGCATATAGATATTTAAGTGAGGGTATCGAACTTGCTAGTGAACTTGGAATAGAAGTTGATGAGGCAGAATTAGTTAGAACTAATTCTACTGGCTTGACCATTTACAATCCTAGTAATCTTGCGTCTATGATAAAAGGCATGAAAAATAAAACACAAACGCGAGAACAAAAAATCGCGTTGCGTAAGCAATACGAAAGTGTGAATTAACACTTGACAAATTGTGTGGGGTATGTTATTATCCCACACAATAACAGAAAGGACAAAATGTTAAACGCAGAACAAGCAATAGAAAGCATACAAAGAGATAGAGATACACTTAAATTAATTAGTGGACTTCAAGACAATGTCAGAACTCTAAAAGAAATAATTGATCAATTAGAGTGGAGGATAAGAAGATTGGAGGACAATGAGTAATTTTTATATCACTTACTTTGCAAAGAAACATAAAAGAATAATAACTAGGAAAGGTCAGTTTGATAAACCTGACGGCACTCCGAGCGCTAAAGGCGCTTATGTATCTAAAAAAGGTGAGCCAGTTTTAAACTACTGGGATTTAGATGAAGATGGTTGGAGGAACGCAACTGGAAAGGTATTAATAAAATGGAGTTAATGGATATAGAAATGATAATCGCGTTTGGAATTGGCGCTATAATTATATGGTGGTACACATGAGTAACTATTTTTGGTGTCATGGTCCTGAGTGTCATCAGCAAAGAACTGTTGACAGAATACGAGGCAGACAAGGCTCGCAAGTTTTGCGAACTAGAAAAATAAAACAACACACCAACAGCCATTGGTATAACCGAGACGCGTCTCATAATTATTTTTGTAGTCAATCCTGTCAGACTCATTTTTGGAATAAACACGCGCGACGTATCATTGCCCTTGAACCCCGAACCGAGCCTCTTGAAACCTCGATCGAGGTAGAGAAAAAATCTCGCGAGAGAGTCCGTTATAATTGGAGTGAGAGGGACGGCAATGAACGACCACGACAAGAGACAGTTGTTGAAACACAGCGAATTATTAAAGGTTGACAAATTATGTGGGATAACATATTATCCCACATATGATAAACAACGAAAGGACACATATGAGAAAATGTATCGACTGTGGTTGCACACCTAAAAATGATGAGTGGGCAGTCAATAGCGACAAGCATTGTATGGATTGTGAGCAAGAGCATAACGATTATTTCAATGCATGTCATGAAGAGGAACAAGAGAGGGCAAACCATATCGCCAAGTCAATGGATCGAGGTGAGTTATGAGTTGCAAAGTAAATGATGAGTGGTTCGAAAGAGCATACGAAGAACACTACGACGACCTCAAAGCAAAAGGGTTGTCGGATCAAGAAATAGAGAAGTTTATCAACGATCTATTTTATAACACTAACGATTAATGAAAGGACAATACAATGGTTGATATACCTACAATAGAACAAGTCGTAGAAAAAAACAAAAGCAACAAAAAAGGATATCCTCGTTATAATAGGTTCACAGGTCAGTGTGAATTGCTAACTAAAAAAGAGGCGGAGATATTTGATAGCATAATTAAGAACGAGTATGATGCAACGATGGAGGATAAGCAGTTGGGTTATGGTGGTTCAAAGTTATGGGACATAGTACGAAAGGGGTTGGATTACTTTCGCAAAAATAATGCGAAAGCCTATATGACTTTGTTAGATTAAAGTCAAGGATTATCCTAGACTCTATGACCAAAATGGGTCGGGCAATGCCCGATCCTTTGGGCGGGCCCACCCCATAGAGGTACCACTGCAGGTTGCAACTTGCTTGAAAATACGGGCGGGCCCACCCCCTATTTGCAAAGTAGGGGTCCCAAGTCTACCCTATATTGCTTAATAAAGACGGTCATGGTAGGGTAATTTGAAAACAGTTTTACAAATGTCAGATCCAAAAAATATTATAAAAAATTTACCAGAAAACGAGGCTCAAGAGTATGCAGACTTACAACTAGACGGTGAGTTAAAAAATATGCAAAAATTGGTTACGTATGACTTTCTAAATTTTGTGAAGTATATGTGGCCAGATTTCATCGAGGGCAAACATCATAGAGACATAGGACAAAAGTTTAATGACCTGGCTACAGGTAAAATAAATCGTCTGATAGTTAACATGCCACCACGTCATACAAAATCAGAATTTGCATCCTACTTTTTACCAGCTTGGATGATAGGTAAAAAT